CATCTTCTATTTTAAATATTTCTTTAGTTAATCTATATTTTTCACCACAATAAAAATAAAAATATGGCCTTCCGATATTTATATAATAGATACAGTCTTCACAATTTTTAACTTTTATTATCTTCACCCTATCTCCCTCCCCTCTACCATCCTTCTATGTGCCTCGATATCGCCCTTAATAGCATCTTTCTCCTCGTCGGTTAGCTCGACCTCGCTATCATCTGTCCAGTCGTCACAAGTATGTCGCTTAGATACAGGTTGTCCAGTTATACCACAACAATACCTTTCAACATCAAAAAAACCATACAATTTATAATACTTACACGTTCCACAAGTGTAATCTGACATTCCCTTTACCTCCTTAATTTCTTTTATTAATAAAATGATAATTGATAAGGTTGAATTATTTTAGTCCACTTTTTTGAATTACAAATTATACAAGCAGGTACTACATTCTCTTTCGTATTATGTCCGCCTTTACTAATTGGTATAACATGATCTTTTTGTGGTAATGTATTTTCATCAAATTCACAACCACAATAAGCACATTTGTAATCATATTTTTTTAAAATATTCAACCATTCTTTATATGTTAGAGTGTTTATAATTTTATTTTCTCTTATTCTTCTTTTAGTATCTTTTCTTTGTTTCATTGTTTTATATTTTCCAGGATTATTTTCCTTCCATTTTCTCCTATTCTCTCTTGCCTTATCTGGATTGTTATCCCGCCACTTTTTTGCAATATCGGAATATTTATCTTTATTATCGTTGTAATATTTTTTGTAATATTTTTGAATTTGCTCTTTATGTTCTCGATAATATTCAAGATTATATTTATATTTATAGAAATATTTTTCTTTATTATTAAGATAATAATTTTTATAATATTGCTTATGATATTCTAAATTATCAAGATGATACTTTTTTGCATAAGCCTTTATTTTGTCCTTATTTTTAATATAATATTGTTTTTGGTATTCTATTTTAGTAAGCATTGATGTTCCTTTTAATAAAAATTTTATAAACAATTAGAATAATAGCAGGCGGGTCTCGATAGGCTGACCCGCCCTGGAGGTACTAAAATGAAAAAATTAGTCTGTGTCTTTTGGTATGTCCTCATCGGTAACTTCTTGGTCAGCCTTGAATGCTGCCAGTAAAGCGTCGTATTTATCCGGATGGTCAACTACTATTGTTTTGACTTGACTGGCCACTAAACCTTTTGGAAATACATTGTGCCTTTCGCCGATATCCATTATTTCTCCCCAATTATTAACTTTATAGGCTCTCGCTACCGTTTGAATCTCATCAAGAATAGCATTCCTTTTTTCGAGTATTTTCCTTATTTCTTCCGGAGTTCTTATATTATGCTTGCCTGCTTCTCTTTCTTTTTTAAGTTTGGCTTGCTGTTCATTGATTCTTTCATTCTCTCTATTCGCTTTTTCCTGTAATTCAATTTGCCTTTCCTCTCTCTCTTTAATTTCTTCTTCAGTAGCTAATGGGGTATATGCTCTATTCATTAAAGGCAATTCAGGTGCTTCAAGTTCATATTGACCATTTTTCGGTTGACCCAAGTACAATATCTCACCGTTTGCCACTCTCCTAATTTCTTCAACACTTGCAGCGATTTCAAGAGTAACTACCCAATGGTCTTTCATCTTTGCAGTTCCCGGTATCTTTAATTTCTTTAATACTCTTTCCATTTTGAAGGGTATCATTGCCCAACAGCCACCAGTAGTCTTATTGGCTAATTCAAAAGCACTATTGCATTCTTCTATTGATACCGTACCTCCAACTCTACACTGATAGAAAGTACCTATTGAAACTGAAGGCAACATGAATTTCAAATATCCCGCCTTTACACAACCACCTATTTTGGTTTTCTTATCATATTTTCCAAAATGTTCACAAGGACATTTAACTTCTTCCCATCTACCATTTTCCAGATTAAGTCTTTGTGCGGTTTTTGATACATCTCCATCTCCTTGACATAACAAAGCCTCATTACTTCCATATTTTTCATAACATTGTGGAAATATTTCTTCTCTGTTATTTCTTGGAAAGAATACGATTAATTTTGTCGGCTCTTCTCCATAGACCTTTGTTACTTCTTCTGGGCATACAAAATATTTAAGTTCCTTTGGGTGTTCTATCCCTTCTTCATTTTTAACCTTAATACCTAATCTTATTTTTCCTCCTATGGGTAATTTAATATTCTTTGTTTCAGGTATCGTTGTATATCTACCTTTATCAAATTTTCCATCACCGTTCATTTCTATTTCCTCCTAATTTTTTATTTTCTTTTTGCCATAAATACTTCTCATAAGAAGTTGGCTTAAATAAGTTTTCATTACTGCGCCTTCTTCTATCTTCCAATACTTCCTGTTCTTCCTTTATACTGTTACCGTTCATTCTTGCCCTGTATATCGCTATATGTCTCAATGTCATCGAGCTTCTTCCTCCCTATCTTTTTTAGTATCCGGTTAAAGCATTCAGGATTAATCGGGATTTTTTTATATTGCTTTTTTTCTTTAGCAATATCCTCTGCTAATTTTTTTTCGTGATATGCGTCATCACCGATTAGGCTTTCCTGCTCTGGTGTTAATTCTTTCATTGGTTTTCCCCCTTACTTGATATTTTTACTTAATAAATGTCTTCAATGTCTTCGTTGTTTAAATACTTAATAGCATTATCTATTTGACTTTTTATTATCGGCATTAACCCCACTCCTATTTTGGCAACATTGTTGCAATTATAAGAAGCATTTTCTAACCACTCTATTGCTTTTTCAAATTTTTCTTCCTTAGTCATTTTTCATTTTCCCCCTTCCAGATTATAGTTAGCACGCATGCTGCCATTACAATCCACCAGCCCCAGTCGCTATACCGTTCTGCTGTTTTGATGGGATTGCTAAAATACCTTGACTCTTCATCAGTCCATTTTAACTTCATGGTTCACCTCCTTCTTATTTATCAAAATGATATACCGTCATCTTCTTTCGGTTCACTTGCCTCCGTTATCATTAATCTACCTTTACTATGTTTCTCTTTTTTCCATTTCATTATTTCTGCGATAGTGGTTTCTGAATTACAAATAAATGTTTCTAACCACATATCTCCAACCTGGTCATTTCCAGCACTACATTCCAGAACAATTACATATTGCTTATCCATTTTTCACCTCCCTTCATATTTTTTCTATCCCAGCAACCTGACCAAGCCCTCTCTTAAACTCGTATTCCCGGTCTGTAAAAACTTTATTATCTAATAGTCTGCAATTAGCAAAAACCCTCATTGTCCTACCACAATTAAAACCAAAATATCTTCTGCAAAAATCGTTAAAAGTTATAACTTTCCTCGTGTGATCCGCTGTGTTAGTCATTATGATTTTCATGAGTTATATCTCCTTTTATTATTTTTTAGTATCATTCCTAATTTATAATGACAAACTGAATGTTCATCAGTATTTTTAAATAATTTTAAGTTTTCCCTTCTATTATCAGTAACGTCTCCATTTATATGATGTACTACTTCTTTGTTAGTCAATGGTCTTTGTAGGTATTCCGCCATCATCAGACGATGTATTCGAATATATCCTTGCTTATTTGCCATACTTGAAAATTTACAACCTTTAGGTACTAAAAATTTTAAATAACCATCATCGTTCTTAAATCCACCTTTCCATTTATAGTTTTTTCCTCTCACATTATTATGTTTATAAATTCCCGTTGGCATTAAACTTCCCCTCCTTATTTTACCTGCCCTGGTGAGATTCCCCACCTCACACCCCTATTAACACGTTAGCTTCACGTGTTGCCTTCCTTTGCTACTGGCACGAAATCTTTAATCTCACCGCAAAAGGCACTTTTGCCTGACGCCCTGATTATTCAATTAGCTACTAAAGAATAACCAGAACGCCACAGGGCAGGCATGATTTTATTTAAAATTTCTCATTACTAAATAAGCAAATATATAACCTACAAACACGCCTAAAATGAATTCAACCATTTCCAAAATCCTCCAGAAATTATTTATTGACTATTCGGTATTTTCGGAAAATTCATCCAAAGATTCTTGTTCCCCGTGAATTAAACTATCATTTATTTTTTGCATTTGTATCCAATCTTTAACAGATAAATCTCTTGGTAATTCTCTTATATAATCAACTATTCCTATATAGGTTTTCTTTATCTTGCCAGCACTTTTTACAACATTAGATATTATTACTTCACCATTCAATAATTTCTTAACTTCTTTCTTCATTGTTATCTCCTACTATTTATTGATGTTCGCTTGTAACCTTATCTATCTTGTCAATGATGTTTTTATTCTTTGGTTCAGCATCTCCTCTGACCCAACGAAACCAAGTGGTCGTACCAATACCCAACAAATGACACATGGTTACATAGTTGAAGTGCCTTCTAATACTAATCTCTATTAACTTTTGGATTCTAATATTTTTTATCATGCCTAATTTTACCACGAGGTTATTTTGATGTCAAGCATTATTTTACTATTTTCAAGAAATAATTTAAAATATTTTTTATTCTGCCAAAACTATACGTTGTAACCCTTATAAATCAACGAAATCGTTTTTTAAGGGTCTGTGGCTATCGTAGCAGTAAATTGTGTCTTTCGCTTATAAAGTTATGTCTATATAGCAAGATTAACGAATATTTATGCAAAATTGGGGTCATTTTATACCCTGTGGGGGTATATGATACAAAAGAGCCTGGCTTTTACACCAAGCTCTTTCGCAGGAGGAAAAATGATCTGAAGTATTATAACCGCTTCAGCCCGGGATGAGGCTTGTACTCAAAATCTACTACGATTGTACTCATTATGGGTTGCTATCCCAGAAAACCATAATAATGGGTAGATTTTAACAAAACATTTATAAACATATTCAATCTCCTTCATAATATAATAGACGCCCCAGCAATTCTAATTCAGCATTATTCTTTTTAAAATATTCTTCCCGAAGTTTTTCCCAATAATCTTTTATTTCTTGTACTGTTTTAGGATTACTTGTGTTTAAACAATGATGAAAATTAGTAATTATTTCTGATAAAATATCCATTTTATATACTCCTAAGTATTATAATCATAAATATATTAATCTTTTCTTTAACGCTTCCCTAATCTCCTCATTCGGAGCATCGTCAAGCGACCAGCCCCGCCTAATCTTTTCGAGCCAGATATCGAGAATGGTTATTATCATTTTATTACCCATAACAAATAGCCACTACCTAAAAATATTGCGATTTCTAAAATGTGCATTGCTATCGTTAGTGACATATCTCTACTTCTCCAACCTTCGGATATTCCAAAATATATTGTTAATATATTAATCAATGTAATAGCCCCAAAAATAAATGCAACTAATAATCTTATTAGATATATATTAATTGTCATAAATAACCTCCTTTCCTTTCAAGCCAGATATCAATAATATATATTTCCATTTCGTAAGAATTATTCAATTAGATATTCCATTGCGTTTTTTAATAATTCTGGGTTATCATTGAAAAAACCTATCCCCAAATTACATTTATTACATAATAGACTTCTTGCTTTATCGGTTTTATGGTTATGGTCAACATAGGCATCCTTTATTTTTTCAAAGAATTCATCACATATAACACACCGCCCGTCTTGTGCATACCATAATCCTTCCCAATCTTTTTTGGTTAAACCGTATTTTAATATAAAATATTCTTCTCTACCTTTACAAATATATCGTTGCCGATGACGCTTACCTTCTTTTTCTTTATTGTTATAGTAATATTGTTTACAACGTTCTGCACTTTCCTCTTTGTGGTTAGAATAATATTGTCTCTGATTTTTTCTCTTATCTTCTATATTTTTGTAAGACATAAATCTTTTACTCCAAAATACAATATATGTATATTTCCATTAACTACCTGTCCTTCTTCTATTTTTCTTCAAGTCGTTTTATTAAATCGATAACCTTATCGATGCAATCATCATAAGGCTCTATATTTTGTTATATTGCGAATGCAATATATTCTATTACATTAATATTCCAGCACTTTCAATATAACAAATCCACTAATGCCAGCTAAACCTAAAATCTGGCATAAGTGACTAAGGCGACACTTACGGAAAAGGTCGCATTAGTAAATTATTCACCAACTTAATACATTCATCTCTTTTGCTGGTATATCCATTTCTAACTTATCTTTATCAGCTTTACTGCAAATATATTCCACATAAATAGCTAATTCTTTTAAGAATTTCCAATCATCTCTCGAATATGGGTTCTGAGGAATTTTATAATTAACTTCTTTTAGTTCCCATCTACCTCTATTTACAAATAAAATAACCTCTGCCTTTTGGTCTGTTTTATTCCCTTGTATACCATATTTTTTTTCGTGTAGTGTTGCACCAAAATATCTCATTTTGTTTGTCATAATTTAACCTCCTTTCTTTTTTCTGTTGCCTGCTTTTTGTGGTAGTTATGGTTACGTATCCCATAACCTATTATTCCTTTTGTTACAGGCTCACCCGTCAGGGTGCGCATTGTTAAGAGGCGTAACGAGTATATACAATGTAGTAGATACATAGCAGTCCCCACCAACTGCGTCACCGCTATAGTCGGTTTCCCTCAACATAGCACTGGCTATGAAGAACACCAATTTATGGAGCTGACAGTCTGAATCGAACAGACAACCCACTGCTTACAAGGCAGTTGCTCTGCCAACTTGAGCTATGCCAGCAATATGGTGGAGGCGTCGGGAATCGAACCCGAGTGTAGCTTTTCGCACCTGTTGGAATTGCCCTACTCCCATTTAGCGGTGTTATTCTGCTATCGAAACCTTACGCCCCCATATTATTTAATCCAATATTTATCATTTCCTATATAGAATTTCTTATTAAAGAATGTAATAAACTCTGGCATTATGCGGTTAATCGTTCCATCTTTGGCCAGTCTCATGTGTAATATACCGCCACCTATATGCGCCTGTATTTTCTGTTTCCTCATCCAGGTAGTCTGGTCCTGATAACAACCCATCTGTATAACGTGGACTTCCCGGGGGAAACAATAATCTATTTTATGATAGTGGCCCAAAAGCAATACTCTGGGTTTTTCCCCACCTTGCAGACTTTCAACTATCTTTTGCGGTGTATAAGATAGAGCATAAGCAGTACCGCCACCGCCATGCATTATTCTCATCCAGGACTCGCCCTCTATGCCTTCAAAGGGTATATCACATTCCAAATATCCGATATATTCTAAATCTTTTCTACCTGCTTGTTCGGCTTTCATTTGGGTATATTCACCGATATTAATACGTTCCCTCTGAGCATACCAACCTTCATGATCATCGCCAGCAATAAATTTTGTAACTATACCTTTTCTTCCGGGGTAGTTATTTATAAAGTATTCTACTTGTGGAGTTATCCCTCTTGTGTGGATTTCATATTTATTTTTTGGCCATTCTCCTTCGATGTAATTTCCACCGTGATAGACTAACCTGATCCCTTCATCTGCAAAAATGTCATAAATTAAATTCAATTCCTTCAATCTCTCGAATTTAGAACATAGATGTGTATCGGATACGAAACCTAATTTTATTTTGTCGCCCTTCCAATATTCGATATTCAATTTTTGAGTATTACCTGGCTTTATCTCTTTTGTAAGTTCAACTTTGTTATCGAAATAGTGTATATTATATTTTTTCTCCTCTAATTCGGTAATCATCTTTCTTACTTCTTTGGGGATTAATCCACTTTTGTCACTTAATTCTTCAATAGAAAAACTACCCTTTGTTAATAATTTTATTAATTTTTCTCCTATCGGTTTTATATCTTCCTTATTCCTATGCTTTTTAGCCCCCTCTGTCGGATAATAACCGCAATCCTCACAATGGTATCTTTGTTTATTATGTGAATTAAAGCCTCGTTTAGTTAACTTGCTTGACCCACATTTAGGACATTTATAATCTGTCAAATATCCTCCTCCTTTACTTCTTTTAATATCCTTCTGGCGGTGGGCAAATCCCACCCTCGCATTCTATCTTTGTATCTATCTTATGCTTGTTATGATTGACCCATATATTTTTTCCTGCTATAAATGATATAACCGCTATTAAGATATAGATTATTAAAACTTTTAGCATTTTCATGATTACCCTTCTATACAAATAATGGTTCGGGTATAGCCTTTAATCTATTTTCGGCTATCTTACAATATTTTTCTTCTTTCTCAATTAAAATATAATTCCTTCCTAAATTCTTACACGCTACCCCTGTCGTTCCTGACCCTGCACAATTATCTAAAACTAAATCGCCTTCGTTAGTATAGGTTTTAATAAGATATTCAAAAAGGGCAACAGGTTTTTGGTTAGGATGAAGAAGTAAATCTTTTGAAGAACTTTTACTAAATTCAATTATGTTTATAGGATATTTCTTATATAAAATTTCTCCATTAAATTCTATTCTTTTATCAATATTAAATCTAATTTTCCCCTTATTGGTAGATTTGCGTGGCTTATCTCTTTTTCTCATTTGTGGGTTATATTTAATCATATCCTTCCCAAAAATAAGTATATCTTCTGTCGCCATCATAGGTCTTTTTTTAGAAAGTAAATGACCAACCCCTCGCACTTTATTCCATACCCAATTATACTTAAACATCATAACATTACTCATTATTAAGGCACTCGTAAAAGGTTGGGTTGCTATTAAAACAATTACCCCATTATCTTTTATTATTCGTTTATATTGATGCCATAATGGTTCAAAGGGAATAATAACAAAATCCCATTTACAGGCAGAAGTTCCATAAGGTAAATCACATAAAATCATATTAATAGATTTATCGGGTATTAACGGCATTACTTCAAGACAATCACCGCATATTATCTGATTAATATACTCCACTATTCCCTCCTTAAAATGACCACCTCAACGCCCCGTAAAATTCCTTATCGGTATTGTAACCGAAGGCTAATTCGATATTATCCCTTATCATATAGCCAACGTCCCCGCCAACTACAAACCTAAAATCCTCAAAGTCTTGTATCAAAAGTGATACATTAAGGCTGTAATCTTTTATGCTCAATATCCCTTTAGAGATGATAACTCCATAAGAATCATCAAAGGAATAATACCCACCGGCTTTTAATTTCAGACTTGTTTTCTTAATCGCTATTTCCTCTTCGGCGAGAATTGGCACATTTGACACATCTTTATGCTCTATAATCTTACTTATGTTATCTGAGGCAGGTTGAAGGTTACCCGATTCATCTCGGTATAATAGATAAGTTTCATCATTTTTACCGCTTATTAGTATCGTGTCATCACTTGCAAGAAATGCCTTACGTTGTGTAGATAAATCTTCTCTTAACTTTGCTATTTCATCTTTATTCGCTTCTTTATTTTTCTCTAATTCTATAACCCTTTTCTTCAATTCTTCATAGGTTGCATCTTCTTTCGTTACTGTCTGCACTTTTGCAGTATCGTTGACTACTTTCGTTACTGTAACGGATAGGTCAGTTATCTTCTGCACAATCATATCGTCATTACGCCTTAAAAATTCTATTTCGTTAAATTTCTTTTCTTCCCATTGCTTATATAAGCCCCAACCCTTATATCCGCCAAATATAAGTCCAGCAACTATTAATACAATAAGAATAACTTTTGTTAATTTCATTTTTTTATCAATCCTTTAATCTTCTTATAAATACCAACACATACTTTCTTTATGCTTACCCACCAAAAACCCAGTACATCTTTAATGTGGAAAATAAAGAATACGATAGAGATTACCGCGATAATGTTAAAAATTAACTTCGCTATATTCATATTATTTTCTCCTTTCTTAAAAATTTTTCCAAGTCATTTTCATTACCTGAATAAATCGGATTATCACCATACTTTTTCACTAACCAAAACCTCGAAGGATTTGCAGGCATAACATCAATATGCATGTGGTTAGGATATACGCCAATCCTAATGTCCAGTTCGGATAAATCCGAAGTGGTTGCAATTTCAATCGGTTTTAACCCCTTAACTTGTATATCCGCGGCCTTCCCTAATACGTGTGGGGAATTGCTATCTCCGCCACTTCTACTATTTTCAGCCTTGCATCTTACGCCACTGGTAATATTGATAGGTTTATTGCCTAAAATATCCCTTATTTCTTCCAACCTGTATACCAAATTCAGGTCAATATGTATTTTTCTATGCTTGCATTCCGAGCATGGACACTTAAATTCCCACTTACTGAAATGTTCAGTCAGGTCTCCCATTTTCTTTTTTCTCCTTAATTACACCATTACGACCTTTATAATAAAATCCTATTGCTATGGTTACCGCTCCTGTAAAAGAATAATAAAAATCCCGAAAGCCCTCTGGTAAAGGTACTTGATTAATTAATAACCGCCACCCCGCCATGATACTTACCAGACACCACAAAGTAAACATTATTCCAGTCATTATCCTTCTTACAAAAAAATTATGCTGCGTAAGGTAATCGTTTATCATTGTGGTTTTGCCTTAAACATAGACCATAATATACCAGCTACGGAAACAATAAATGAAACACAGGCACTAATTCCAAAAGCAGTCCCTTTTATACCTGCTATACTTTGTGCATTTTTATTAATCTGTTTCCATTGATTGATATTATTTTTGGCAATTATGTCTATGTTTTTATCAATATGAATAATACTTGTCTCTATTGCCGCCAACCGTTCTTTGTTAGTTTTCTCCATAACATCATCTCCTTAATCAAGTCTTATTTCTTTTGTTGGTTCTGTATAAACGGGATGTCCCTTAGACGGTTCTGTATAAATGGGGTTAGTTTTTGCAGGTTTTGTATAGATAGGATTACTCTTCGCTGGCTTTGTATAAGAAACATTAACTTTTGGTGGTTCTGTATAAGAAGGTTTAACCTTCGTTGGTTCTGTATAAATGGGGTGTTTTATCCACCGGATAAAAGAATCTATTATTGAAATAATTTCAGAAACATTTAAACTTCCACCCATAACAACAGTATCCGTTATTGATAGGGTCTCAAAGAAAGTCTTTAAAACAGTCCAACTATCTACAATACTAATGGTTTCGGCAAGATTCAATGAACCAGACGTAGTGATGGTGTCAATTATAGACAGGGTTTCATAAAAAGTTTTGATACATTGAAAAGTGGCGGAGTCCACTATCCCTAAAGTTTCCGTTAAATTTAATGTTCCTGTTAGAAGTTTACTATCTGTTATTGATAAGGTCTCAAAAAAGGTAAGCAAACCACTCCAACTATCTACAATACTGAGAGTCTCAAAAAATTCTAATGAACCAGACGTAATTTTGGTATCTACAATAGATAAGGTCTCCGCTTTTGCGAGTGTCCCTGACGTTGTCATTGTATCTGCAATGGAAAGGGTTTCTGAAAATTCGAGTATTATTCCAGTAGTCTCCTCATCCCCATAAGTAAACAGCGTATCCCATAAACTGTTATATTCTGCTTTTATCCAAGCAGGAGTTCTTATTACAGTAGAGATTTGAATTTCATCTTCAACACCGTCATACGCATTAACTGCATCATAAATCCCAAGACGCATATTATTAGCAGCATCAGTCTTAACTGTGCCAGCGGGTGTCTGAGTTTCTGTAATAGCTACTGGTTCTCCATTGACGTAAAAGATTGGGTCATTAGCAGTCGCACTACTATTATAAGAAACAGTTAGCATTGACCAGGCATTGATAGGGATAACTGCATTAATTGTTTTCCACCATCCCGCAAGCGTACTAAAAGGAATATACAATTCTGCTTTACAATAACCAGCAGATTCTGCAATTGTAGCGATTAGAAATCCAGCTCCAGAAGCAGCAGTATATTTGCTTACTATCCTTCCATTATCCCCTTGCCCATCACTATGAGGATATATACAGACACTAAAAGTCCCACCTGCTCCAAAAATATTGCCTATACTTGCTGCACTTCCCAAATTAATATAATCATTACTGCCATCAAAATCCTGCCCTAATCCTACCTTGCCCGTTACCTGATTTGGTTCATTTATGCCCTTTTTCACTCCGTCATTATTATTACTTGTGCTATCTTTAATACTTGAAGAATCGAGTCCTTCTCCGTATAAACTTATTCTATAATCCGCAGAGAAGTTAAAAGTTGCGTCAACACACGCAGTCTGGTCGCCTATTAAAGAAGCAACTCCACTACCGCCAGTGTTATTATCCGCTGCAATCTGGTCGCCAGCATCTGTAAAATATATCCCGATAAAATCCCCTTCTACTACATCGAGATTAACGGAAAATATTTTAAGAGCACCAGACCCGACTGCACCAAGATTTCCACTTGCAGAACGAGCAGTATACTTGCCACCAGAAACATAGAAGGTAGCTACCTTTGCCGATGCCATAGATACTTTTGCCCAAATATAAACAGTTGTGAGCTTACCAGTAAGATTAGAAGGATTGGATAAATCAATATAGGTGGCGTCTCCACCAAAATTAAGGTCTCTGGCAATACAAGGACTCCCTACATCAATGGCAGTTTCACCTGTGCCTGCCATATGACAAACTGCTTTATGGTTGCCATCATAAACCGCATATCCAGCAGTAGTACCTATTACATTAATGTTATCATTATCAGCGTGGTCTTTGTCGTAATAGACATAAACTTTTGTATTGCTATCAATGACCCATCCAGCTGTACTTGTATGAATTATCCCAGTGCTATTAGCAGGAGTTCCCGCATCATAATTCCATGCTTCTACTTCTCCCTTTAACTCGGTTTCACCATTAACTTTAGTGATGGCGATTTTCCTGTAATTAGCTCCGACTTCCAAAAAGACTTTAGTACTCTGTCCATTTGTGTCTTTTAGATGTATAGTTGCAGGAAACCAAGTAACTGCTCCGCCAATATCGCCAGCATAATCATTAATAGCAATCTCTATTCGTTTTCCCCAGCCAGAAAGCCATGCCATAAGTTACTCCTTAACTTAAAGTGAATGTAGCAACAATAGTTAAACTATCAATCGTAGTTGCAGCAGTAAAAGCAGCGGTATTAAAAAGTTCACCGTTACTTGCAGCATTTAAAGTCCCATAACTAAGAGCAGCCACTACTGTAGTGAATACTCCTGTTAAGGTGAATATCTTTGTCCCGTGTGTGTGAGCATAAGTTGCCGCTACCCTTTCGGTTTCAGTGGCAGCTAAAGCCTCAGCGGTTGCGTCTCCTACTGCACCATTAGATATAGCCATCCATGCCACTTCATTAGGTTGTGCAGCCAGACCGATTTGGTTGCAGATTAAATCATATCCTGCGTTAGTAATCAGGTTAGGGACTTCATAATCAAAAGCAAGACTGCCATCCTTGTTATGACCGATAAATCTTACCTTACCACAGATTTTCAGACCTTCTTCTGCTTTCTTTATTCCTGACATTTTAAACGAATCACTAATCTTAGTTTTTTCTTCAAACATTATTGTTCTCCTTTCTATTTATGATAAAATCAATCATATTTATTTTATTTTTATTATTTATGTCTAAAAACCTCTAATCTTGGGAATAATATATATAGGAAAGTTTAAAAATTTTAAGGAGGTTTTTGATATGTTATTTTTAAGAAAAAGCAAGAAGGGTTTTACCTTAATTGAATTGATGGTCGTAGTAGCTATAATCGGAGTATTAGTCTTACTTGGTTTAAGGGCTTATTCTACTCAAAAAGAAAGAGCAATGAATGCTATAGTAAAAGCAAATGCAGCCACCGTTCAAACTATGTTAGTAGGATATTTTGGAGATCACGACATACTGATACCTGACGATATAAATTTAGCACTCGCTTCATCTGGAACTGAAACTATCCCATTAGAAAAAATGATAAATCCTTATGATAGTGAGACTTCTGTATATGTTGTTGAAAATGGTGGTATCTCTGATTTTGATCCAGACGATGATGACACCCATGAGGGTATGGTTGTTTGCTTATTATTCGAAAAAAATGATGTATGGGTAAACGCTCGAGGCAAAGATGGAGAATTATTAATGTTACCATCTGATACACGTTCATTGCCAGCTAATAAATATTAACTAAATGTTTGACATATTCTAAATTTGTGATATAATTTAATTGCTCAACCATAACATCGCCCCTGCGGTGAGGGTACGCAGGGGTCTCCTATTCTTTTTAAAGGAATGATTATTTATAAATGAATACCTATATGCGGAAGGTCGGTAAGACCTTATTATTCGGGTTGGTTATATTGGCTATTGCAGTGGTGATATATTTTATGAGTAGCGTGGTATGAATAATCAAACCAGTAAATTACAAGATGTTATTCTTTTTATTATGAAGATGTTTTATTATGCCGTTGCAGCAATTTTATTATATAGGTTATTCCAATTTAACTATTTAATATTTTTAACAGTAGTTTGTATAATAATTTATATGTCAAACCCTAATGATTTTAAAGATTAGGTAATTTCTGGGTCGGTGCGGACTTGTACTTAAAGAAATTCTTCTTAAAAATATCAGCTTTTATATCTATCTTTTTCTTGGTAATTGCCTTCTGTTTATGTTCATCTGATAATTTTTTATATCTGGGGTCTGTCTGTATAAGTTTAAACCACGAATTAAACTTCTTATTAAATTCATCATTTAATAACTTAAATCTTTGTTCTCCTACCTTTTCTTTAAATTGTTGTAATACTACACCGGGATTTTGTGACCAATCTACATTTTGAGAATAAGTACTTGTACTTATACCTAAACCTTCAGCTATCATTGAAAGTAACATATCGGCTGAATCGGGGTCATCTTTTAATTCTTTGTAATTTGTAAATATAATCGGAACGAATAAATCCTTTAATGTACTTATGGGTGTTGGTCTTTTACCTTCAAAATCTCTTGCTTTTAAAAGATTCTTTATTGCTGCTGGTAATGGAGCTAATTTATTCTCAAAGAAATTATAAACAACATCTAATCTTGTAGATTCTCCAAATTCTCCTGTTCCTAATTCCTTTACTAATCCTGTTGTACTACTTTTAGTGGAATTAGTTATCTGTCTGGCAGCCAATGTTATGATAGATGCCATACCACCTGATACATCAAAACGAGTATTATATATCTTAATTTTTCCAAAATCAGCACTACGGGGATCCCAGTCAACACTGCCTGGTCTTACTGCACCAGCAATAACAAGTATGGCAGCTGTCCCACTTACTATTTTTACTAAATTAACCGCCGCTTGTTTTTTGGCAAAGGCGCTGACTTTCGGGTCAAACATATGTGCGGTTAAAACATCAATATGACTTTTCAGTAATCTTGGTGAAAAGAATACATTATTAACTACCTTTGCAGCGGGTTCAAGTATACCCATTGCCCCCCTACCTGTTAAAGAATTAACTAACTTACCTATACTTTTAAGTTCTGTTATATCGTCTGTATCAACACCGCTTCTTTCGGCAATTTCAAGTTGTTTGCCAAATACATCAGCCCTTTGTCTATATAAAAAAGCAGTATAAGCGTCTTGACTTGCTTTATATATCCTACCAATAACGGGTATTTTTTCAGGAAGTGCGCTTGGAAATTCTTCTTCAATGGTTGCTATTGCTAAATCAGCTTTCTTCATTTTGTCGTAATAACTTCTCGAAAAAATATCAGCTTTCACTTCATTCATTATATTTTTCCCACCAATAGTTCTACCAATATCAGCAAATGATTTTATGGCGTTTCTTGTCCAATAACCGGGATTAGTCCAAAGGGTTTTCCAGCCCTGCCTAAAAATAGCACTATCATCCATAGAAGCCACTATTGACCTTGATACACCACCAGTCTCAACTATCAATTTCCCCGGTCTTGAGATAGTTTCTTTAAATGTCATTTTTTTAGCATCTTCTTTAAGTCCATTTACATAATTACCAAATGCCACCGCTGCCCTGCCATATTCCAATCTATCCCCGCCTTGATCTCTTGCTTCTTTTTTCTCTGCGGTCAGCTTGGCAAGTTCTGATATTCTATTTGCCTGTTCTATAGTGACCCTTGTTCTTAATTTATGTGCAACCAAATCCTCTAAAAATGCTTTTTCGGTCTCAGGGTTTAGTATCTCGGTCATCTTATTTACTTTAGATAAAATATCTCTCTGTGCTTCGGGTTTCATTCCCGATATTGTTTTAGCCCACGTGATCATACCCTGCTGTTGATTCTTTAATAATAACTTACTCTCAAATAATGAATTGGTATATTTAGCGTGTATCTCTCCCATAAATGTTTGGAAAAAAACACGCCTCTCCTGAGATGACATTTCCGAAAGGGTACTGGGGCTAATGCTCCCATCTTTTAATCTTTCTATAAATTTATTTGCTAAAGGTTTAGGTAAACAGTACATATTTTATCCTTCCTTAACTACATCGTATTGATAAAATGAATTGCTCCCATGATTGACTGGAATTTGCTTTTTTAATCTCATTTTTAATATTATCAGTTATATTAATTTTTGCCTGATTTAAGATTTTACCTGGTCGCCTTTTTTTAGCAGATTCTTCTAATAACTTATTAATATCCTGTATAGCTTTAACGGGTGATTCGGGATCTCTTTCCGCTGCTAACCTTAATTCCTGTGCTGCTGCTGATGTCCCTGAAACAAGTGGAGAACTTGCCAACTCAGAAGCCATTTCGCCATCTGCTGTTTTCTTTATACGTTCTTCCATTGCAGTTATTAAAGCTGTACCCTTTAATCCTTCGGGTAATGGCTTATCACCTCTTATTATCCTTCTCGCTTCGTCAATATTGGTATTTATTAAATCAGATGCCTTTTGTGCCTGTTCTTTAATAATTATTGGAGTATATTCAGCTAAATGACCAAAGTTTTTAGTTAAACCCTGCTCGATAAATTTTGCCTGTATGCTTTCGGCTATTTTACTTACTTTGCCTTTACCTATGACTGGTGGTGCAGGTGCTTCAACTACCGTAGGTTTCTCGGTAACTGCTTCTGGGGTAACAATTTCTTTTTGTTCTGATTGTGCTTCTACAATATTGTCACGTTGTATTTTGTCTATTTTTTGATTTAATGTTATATTTCTTATATCCGAAGCTCCACCGATAAGAGCAGTTGGTGCAGTTGCTATTAAAGTTTGTACAATAGTTTCAGGAATATTTTTTAATATATCTATATTTTCATTAACAGTTTGTAAAGTAGCGTCCTGTATTCCTCCTTGAACTACTTCCTCAAAGGTTTCACTTAATTCTATTTTTGCAACAGTAATTGCTCCTTTTTTAAGTGTATCCAAAAATCCTTTTTTAACTACCCCTTTAATAACTGCGGTACTAATATTTTTATTTAATAATTTTTTAAATGTCGGAGATACTGCTGCCAAAAAGGGAAGGTCACCAAGTGATTCTACGCTTGCGATAATACCACCAATTGGAACAGATAACTCCGCAGCCTGTTCAGGGGTTGCTCCATTGGCTATTAATTCTTCGTTTAAATTTTGTGCTATTGAAGGGTAAGTTACTGCAGTCCCTGCCACTATAGCTAAAAGTGGATTACCGGTTGCTATTCCTACGGCCAAAGTTGTTGCCTTAACTGCGTAAGAAAAAGAAACAGAATTAGCTGCGTGATATAACCAAAAAGCAGGGTCTAGTAATACTTTAGGATTTTTCTTTATTGTTGTAATTGCCCCTTCTTTCCATTCTTCACGAGGCATTAATTCAGGATGTCCCTCTAACCACTTTTTATAATTTTCATCTGCTTTTTTATATTTGGTCTCATAAATATCTCTTTTTTCTTTATTTTTTACATTAAGTTTTTCAATTGTTTCATCAGTAATAGAACCAACAGGTAAACCGTATTTTTGTTCTAATGCTCTTGTTTCTTTTGGGTTAGTATCTTGAAAAATTAAATTAGGTAAAGCTGAACTAAAATATTGTTTAGTATCTTGCACAAATTTACTCGTTGATAATCGAACAGCATCCCATACATCTTTTATTTTACTTTCTGGAACTGGCTTCATCTCTGGGATAGATTGCAGACCGGAAGGTAACCCTAATCCAGCACCAACTATAGGAGCAGTAATTGGAGTTTGAACTGCTTCTGTCCCGATATTAGTTTTAATCGTACTTAATTTTTCTTCTAATGATAGTCCAGTCGTTTCTGTTGGAGTTGTTTCTTGTAAATTCATCTTTATCTGCTTCAATTTATCTTCCAAAGAAAGTTCTTCCCCACCCATATTAAGTTTTATTTGTTTAAGTTTTTCTGTTAAACTTAATACCATTAAATCAAACCTCTTCTTTTAAGTTCTTCAATTGCTGATGTATCGCCAAATAATGCTAAATCTGCTAATTCATCATCACTCATAGCGGTGTAATCTTTTTGTTGTGGAGTACCTTTATATGCAGGAGTTCCTCCTGGTTTAGTGATTTTATTCCAAATATTTCCAAGAAAAGAAGGTTTAGATGTAGTTGGTTCAGGTTCGGGGATAGGTGTTTCAATAGGTGCGTTTACATCAATCCCTATCTGCTGTAAATAATCCTCTACTTGCGTTCTGACATTTGCACTAAGAGAAGGTTTTATTAAGTTATAATTATTTCTAATCTCTGTTTTTTGTTCATCGCCTAACTGGCTACCACTATTAATATAATTTTTCATTATTCCGTTAGTACCAAATAAGACATCGTTGGGGTCTTGTACTTTAGGTTTAGCGGTAGTTACTTTTTCAGGTGTTTTTAATGATTCTTGTGTAATACCTGACATATCTATATTGGGGAATTGATTCTGAAATCCCGCCTTTATCTTGTTAAAAGTGGTAGGGTCAGTGTTCACAAATTTAGATAAATAATCAACTGCACCTTTATAATCGGAAATTCCCGGTGCTTTCGGAGCAGTAGTCGGCTGAAATTCTTTTGATATTATCCCTGTTTCTTGACCATAGGATATGCGGGATTCTTCGGGGATAGATTTCATTACCTCTAAACTTTGTTTTCGTTTTTCTTCTGCATCTGCCCCGCTTTTAAAGGCAGCAATCTTTTCTTTGGTCAAACTACTTAAATCAATCCCTAAAGTATCCCCTATATATTGCCAATCTAATAAATCTAATGTATTTTCTTTGGCTGCAGTTTGAATTGACTTAACAACATCTAATACACTATCATTATATTTACGTAAAGTTAGAGTACTTTCTTCCATTTTTGATTGGTCATAAGAATCCTTACTATTAGTAATGGTATTAAATAGCTGGGCATAAGTATTGCCTATACTTTGTGCTGTTACACCCATCATGAGTTTATCAACATAGGTAGGTTCATAACCAGAATCTTTCCAGTCCTGAAGTGTAGCTTGTAGTTCTTCTGTGGCTTTCTTGGCTTTCTGTTTTTCTTTTATAGCAGAAACAACACTAAAACCAGTGCTGAACCCTTCTGTAAAATCAGACATTTATATCACTTCCTTTAATAATTATAAGTTTAAAATAAAGCAAAGATGCCACCAATGACCATTCCTAAAATACTCCACCAATTCTTTTTCTTTGCGGCATCCGCAGCAGCATCTATCGTCATTTGAGTTAACTGTATATTCGTTGAAGCTGTAAATTGTGCCATCTTCATATCCCATTTATGAGCCTGTGCTAAATCCTGCTTATTATAAGCGTCCTGAATCGCTAACTTATACATATCTACCTGTGCCTGCCATTGATACAAGGTCGGTTGATACTGTCTCCAGCTTTCCTCACTTAAATAAGACAAGAACTGCACGCCCAGACCTAAAGCATTCTGATAAGAAGCTATCTTCATTAAACTATCTTGTATCGCTACATCCCTCATCACGTTAGCCATTGCAATCGTGCTTTTGGAGGCTAACTTCATACCTTCGCTAAAAGCCATACCCGAATCAGATAAACCTTGCGCCGCCATCTTATCCTCTAAATTCCTTTGTGCCTGTGCAGTACTGGCATTGATAATTTCGGCTTCCCTCAGGAATAACTGTTCTTTGGTTTCCTCACCCATTCCGATACCGCCCTCTGCAATAATACCCGATATTGCTCCGCCTACCTGTGTTGATAACGCCTCTAATTCGGCAGTAGGTTTATAGGGTGGCAAGGCTGGTGCTTGAGGAACTTCCAGATTGGCTATCGTCGGTATGGTTGAGGGAGTAGTCGGTGTAGTGGTTATGCCTTCTCTATTTACAGTAGGCCCGGCAATCCCTTCATATTCCAAAGGTTCAGGGTGAAATTTGTGCCACTCTTCCAATGTTCCGGTAAATCCATATTGAGGATTGGTTAATATTCCTGTATTCGGATCGTAAGTTACTCCTGATGGACTTGCCTCTAATTGAGAAGTAGTGGGTGTAGTAGGTGTGGGCGTAGTTGCTCCGCCACTTAATCCTGCTAATTCAGCAGGAGTATATGCTAAACCAGTAGCAGGGTTTTTATAATTTGAAGTAATAAAAGTAGTTCCACTATACCAGCCAGCTTTAGGATTTACAGCACTCGGACAACTACTTGCTGTCGCATACCAATTATATGTTGCCATAAAATCACATCCTTAAAAATGAAATCCCCTTTATTAACTGAAATACTATTTAACTGTAGTATTTTATTGTGTTTTTTAGAATTACAACTCTTACAAGAAGGAACTATATTATCCTTTGTATTATTTCCACCTTTTGAGATCGGTATAATGTGGTCTTTGGTCGGCATATTCTCAATTTCAAATTCGGCATTACAATAAAAACATCTATAATTATATTTTTCCAAAATATCTAACCATTCTTGATAAGTTAAATTATTGGTAATTTCCTTCATTTTTGTTTGCCTTTTAAATTGACTTCTTCGATTATTTGCCTTACCATTTTCTGTTTTAGCATATTCTTTCTGCCATTTGTTATGATATTCTTTCCATTTATCTGATTTACGAAATTTTAGATGTCTTAACTTACCCTTTTCACTAATGTTTGCTCTTTTTTGATTTTCTTTCCCTTTTTCTGATTTATTATATTTTTTCTTAGCTAATTTCCCATTCTCTGTTTTTTCATATTCTTTTTGATATTTTGATATTTTTTCTATATTATTAATACGATATTTTTTGTTATATTCCTTCATGTATTCTTTTCTGTTAAACATCATTTCCCCCTTATGATTTAAGTTCTTCTTTTACGGAAATACAGACATGAAAATTCCCTTTAGTATTAACTTCAGGCAAATCTATCTTCAATACCTTGACCCCTTTGGTCTTATTAGTAATGTCGGTAATGTTAATATTTTGTTGTTTTCCCGAATACGGTCCTTTGTATCCTCTCCATGCTATCGCCTCATCATCAGATACATAAAGACGGTAAGTGCCAGTAAATGGTTCAGTATATATATCATAAGTAGGTTGATGTAAGACCGTTGTAGTAAATTCTACCCAACCCCCGTATGTTTCACCTGCAGAAGTTGTAAAAAATGACCTGTAATGATAAGTCGTTTCTGGTGTAAGACCATCTATTTTCATGGTAAAAACATCTACGTTTAAACTTATTCCTGTCTCTCTTATACACCATAAGGCTTCTTCTTCATAACCGTATTCAAATCCCCGTTCAGTTACATCTAATCCGCCTTTACCGGTTATATCGCCATTTGCCAAACAATAGTTATCCCATATACTTGTAGCAGGTAGAGTAGTAACTGCGGCATCAACGACAGCAAAAGAATACTGATATACTGTATTATGTTGGCTTCCTATGACATATAACTTAGTTGAATTGGCTCTTAAAAATAAATCCATAACCAGATTGTCTTCTGTTATAACACTTTTAAATTTATTATCATAAACTGCGGTGGTTATGTCCCAGGGGGTAGAAAGAGTATATTGGTATATTAAATTACTACCCAATACAAATAATTTAGTGCCATCTGGATTGAAGAAAAAACTCCAAAGAACGGATCCTGTCTGTTCTCTAAAATCATAATAGTTACCACTATAACTTGCAGTACTTATATCCCAGGGGGTAGAGAGGGTATGTTGAAAGATTCTTCTTGTATCACCTCCCCCTACATACATTTTAATACCATCTGATGTAAAGAAAAGACCACGAGGATGATTTTCCATGTAGCCAGGATAGGTATCATAGGCTTTATCATCATAACTTGCAGTACTGATGTCCCAGGGGGTAGAGAGAGTATATTGCCAAGCGTAATCATAACCATCATCCGTTTTAAATAATTTAGTTCCGCTTGAATCAATGAATATACCAAAAAGACCTGTTCCCTGTTCAGAAGTATCATAGGATTTACCACTATAACTTGCAGTACTTATATCCCAGGGGGTAGAGAGGGTATATTGGAAGATTTCACCATACCCTGCATACATTTTAGTACCATCTGGACTAAAGAAAACTCTTGAGTAAGTTAGTGTTTCACTACTTACATCATAACTTTTATTATCATAAGTTAAAGTACTAATGTCCCATGCCATTAAAGATTTTTCACTCCTTTTACAATGTTACTGGACTTCTATAAGGTAAAGGATAAACATCTACATAAATATTATTTATTTTGGTCATTTCTTCGTCTATACGAAAATAGACATAGGCAGGATGAGTATGGTCGGCATATACTTCTGCATTATAAGCAACTACTTCCTTGCCACCCCCGGAATCAATTAATAGGCCTCTTTCTTCAAATTCGTCCATTAATTGAATAACTTTAGCGTAAAGGTCATCATAAAATTTTTGTAACTTTTTTATTGCTTCGGCATTATTATCTAATTGTGCTAACTTGACTTCTTCGTTAGGCATTATTCTTTACCCCACAAAGGTTCTTCTTCACGATAAACCACATGTATCCCCTGTTCCTCCCAGTAAAATTTATCACTCATGCGAGGTCGCAATTTTATTCCCCTACCCCTTTGACCTCCACCACTTAGTTTTACTTCATACCAATAAGTTTTATTAGCCGTTAGAGTAACATCTTTATACGTTTCAACAGAACCAATATCATCATCTAAAGTATAATAAAATCTTAAAGAAGTACCATCGGTAGATTTAATCTTGATATAAAAAGTATAGAATTGCTTAAAAGTGTCGGGATTTCCAAAATAAAGATAAGGTAAGGTATCATACGCCTCAATAGCTTCGCCGTCATCATCTAATCCCGAAAGGATATCATAAACCCTTCCTATAGTAGTTGACCCTGCTTTAAGAGAATCTTCTCCACTCTGTCCCCATACCGAATACACATTAAAGGCAAAATCAAATATTCCATAAGTGCTATCTTTAAAATCATAGTAAACTGTTTCCGAAGGTACAGTACTTTCCCCTTTGGGATAAGAGAGTATACACTTGCCGTCATAGAAACAGGCACAGGATTTATCTATATGAGCCTGATTTATATTAGCCTTTAGATATTTATTTAAGACTACATTTAATTCTTTGACCTGATCTATATTTACGATATACAAACCGTCTTTATGTAAAAGTACGATATAATTATCACAGTCAACTAATGAACGAGTGGCATAGACACCTTTAGAAGAATAGGAGTCTTTAAACTGGAAATAATCAGAACTTTCTATTTGAGCCGATGTTCCCAGTAATCTTTCTACACTATTTTTAGTAGAAACTTGTAGAGTATGGCATTGGTTAATAATCCCTGTAATATTACGCATATTCCCTACTGCTATCCAGAAATCGGCAGGGAAATACTCATAATATCGTTTGGAGAAATAAAGTTTATTGCCCACCGCTAAATATATCCTCCCCCCTCGTTTTGCAAGTAAGGAAGGAGCATTGGGCGGGGCATTGTGGTTTTCTTCATGATAATTTTCCAGTGAATTTTGAGTTACCAATGTAGCATCGGATTGAGTACTGGAAAAGGTTGTCGTTGAATTATCGGCAACCTGTCCGTCATAATAATAGGAAGCACCACCAGCCAAAGTCCGATAGATGTTTCTTTTGGCAATACTGTAATCACTCCCCGAATAAACTGGAATAGTAAGAGTTACTTTTTGTCCTGCGGTTACAGTAACAGCGGAAGAAGCAACGGAAGGATTACTTTCATTGCCGTCAGCGTCTACATAGGTAACCTTAAACATATAATCCCCAGCGGATAACGAACCACTTGACGCAGCAACTCCGCTCGGAGCAGTAGGAGCGGTTATCCCTACAAGATAAACATTAGTTCCGTCAGTCTTTAATAAATTTTCTTTACCATTAGCGATAAGACATCTATCTACAAAGTCAATAAAAAAGGTTTCTGCACCAGTAGTTAAACTTTCTTTTATTGGTGTTCCAAGATGGTCAGTAGCATCAGTTAAATCATAAAGTTTGGTTCCGCTTACTGCTAAAGTATATTTACTTGATTCGGTTTGTTTATAGAAACGATGCAATCCTGTTATTTTAAGTTTTTCAGTTAGTTCAGCGGTATTATATTTAACATATCCAGCCCTTTTTACTAAATTACCCCATTCATCAAATGACATATTTTTGATAGCATCTGCTTCACGGGGTAAATCTTTTAGTTTTACTTGACAAAACGGGTCGAGGTTGTTTCCAATGCGGAAGATTTTCTTTTTTGAGGCCATTTAATCACCTTACCAATCGGGAAATCTTTTCCTACGATAGAACCGTGCAGGGTGATCTTCCATGATAATATTATAGGAATTGTCCATATCAATGTTTAAAAGTTCTTTCATTCTTTGTAAGCCAATCTGATATTTCTGCCAAAACTTATCACTTCTATCACTTTCCCCTTTTTTCTCCCAGCACATCGAAACTACATAATCCCTGATTAGCTTTCTAAAGTTGATTAAGCGATAGTCCCCGTTAAAAGGCACAATCGTCCCACCCGAAGTCATAGCAATGGCTCTTTCAATCTGATAGAATTTAACTGTATCACCTGCGGATATTTTGCGGTCAAAACCGAGCATATCACCCCTGACATAATAACGGGCAGGAGTACCAGTCTCGTCTCTCCATTTATTATCAGCAAGGGCAAGTCTTGCTTGCGTAGTTGGTTTTAAGGCAACATCATTGTAATAGACCACGCCCTCGTCTATGGCAATAAAATCATCATCCATTCTTAATTCTCGTTCATCAAAGATATCGTCGGCTAAAATAGTATAGGTTTTCCATGTCCGCAGGCAAAAGGTTTCGTGTCCTATTTCTTCCTGTGCCTCATTACTCCAGTTAGTTATTTCTGTATCTAACCAGAATCCCTCAGTCAATTCATTAAGCAATGACCTTACATCAGTATTAATCTTTGCTAACGTAGATAATAAAGTGTCTGCCATCTATTTCACATCCTTATAATATATCGTAATATACAATACATTTTCCATCTGTTGTATCTACTGAGAAAGAGGCATAAAGACCAGTTGCACAATCTAAATTATCCTCTTTGGAAAATTTAATAACAAAATTAGTTGCCGAAACCGTTGTTACCATTGATGCTACTCCATAAGCCATTACTGTTCCCGTAGCTGAAAGAGCATCATATATCGTTATTGTGGGTGTTTTGCCAGTGGTTGCACTGAAAGATACACCCCTTAAACGACAATGTCCAGTAAAAACTATGGCACTCGCTACCAATAATCCGCTTGATTTCATAATTTATTTCACCTTCTTTATATTTTTAATGACTTTATCGAATTGCTCGATAAGGAATTTAGTATTAAATGATACCAAATCTATCTTCGTCTCTAAATCAGCAATCCGTTTCGCCATCGGTTTAATGACATAAGTCTCCATATACTCTTGAGATATGATCATACTCATAATTGATTATTCCCCCTTTCGTTTATTTTTTCTTTTTATTCTTTTTTACTTTTTCAGGCAATTTCTTTATGTTCGGAGTGTGCTTCACCCATTTATCGAAGGTTGCTTTACTAATCTCACCACGATTTAACATCGCCCCGAATTTTCTTAATTGTGCCTCGCTTCTTAAAGGCATGGTTAGCCCTCCTTCTTTAAATTCTCAAATATCTCATATATATTATTTTTTTGTAGTACCTGATGTAAACCCATAGATAAACACTCTACCTGTTTTTCGGTAAGCGAATCGTTATTGTATATAAAATCAATTCCATGCAGGATTTCATGTATTATAGATTCTTCTAATTTATGTTGGCAAAATGGGCTACCATTCTCATCTTTCCTCGCTATTCTCATTTCTTCGTAAGTCCTATCTATCTGGGCACATAAATCATAGCGTTCTGTAAATATGTAAGGGTAAATTACCTTAAAATTAAATCCCCCTATTTCAATTGGCTTCATCTAACTCCTCCGTTCCTACACTGTCACGGTAGAAGGGTGATTTCCCATCTATAATATAAAATCGGTCACTGGTATTAATGGGATATTCTATCGTGATTAGTCCATCCTTGTCAGGCTTTATTTCGTGTTCTTTTAATACCTTCACAATCTTCTTAATATCTGCACAAGTAGCTTTTTTCTTATTCATACTCCCCTCCTTGATTTTTTATTCTTCTATTAACTTGCCTAATTGGACTAAAACAATCGGCTTTAAATTGATATCGCCTAACTGCTCTAACTTAATCGGCTTGAAGTCAATCTCTATTTTTTCTTCGTTTAACTCGGCAAATTCTTTTCCAAACTTTTCCATATTCTCATCAGTCAGGTCATATTGTGGCGGGTCAAGTTGCTTTCCGTCTTTATCTTTCTTCATTAACGGCTTACCGTCCTTGTCTTTCTTGGCTAATTTCTCAACCAGTTTTATTCTTGCTTTTTCCATTGCGTCCATTTCAGAACGAATTTTGTCTAAAAACCGAGCCAGCCAGTAAGCAGGTTTAACAGGTATTTCCTTTGCTAAAATCACGTCAAGACCTGCTGTCATTGCCCTTACTTCGTTAAGAGTAATTTTCATGTTATTCCTCCTTTCTTATAGATTGCCGGGTTTATCTATACCACCCGGCGAAGATTTTTAATTATTTATGCTTGATTATAAGTGTGAATCCAAGTTGCAGTACTGCCAACATAAACTTTAATACTATAAGCTCCTGTTCCTTCGCCAGCATATGCTTCATAACAACCATTGGCAGAAGCTGGTAAATGTAGGAAAGCACTCCAATTTTGGTTGGTAGGTCTGACATTTAATGGAACTATCAATCCATCTGTACTTGCATCATATGTACCAGCTATCCAGTTACCACCAAATGATATACAAGATAAAGTTGTCTCTTCTGAAAGAGAAGAAGTTGCATTAAGGTCAACCGAAGTATGTAACGAACTAACTCCAACATTATCAAATCCTGCAAGTGCTCCTGTCATACAGAATGATGTCATCGCAGTACTCCAACCACAACTTGCTGCTCCATTAAAAGCTGCACGTACATCGTTGTAGAAAAATGCTGTATATGGCATTCCTGTTTGACCTTGTGCTGTTGAGGCCGCAGTATATACTGTTCCTACAGTAAATCCTTCTCCCCAACTGGTTATAGCAACTCCAGCATCATCAAAGTAAATGCCGACTGGAGCTCCTGTTGCACTATAAGCAGTTCCTATTGGATGACCACTTCCAGATGAAGTTGATGGTGCACCTATAAGAAGTGCATGGGTCATTCCAGATGGTTCCATATAAATACCAACATCACAATCATCTATATAAGCTCCATATTCCCAGTTGAGTTTACCAGAAGACTTCTTTATCCTTAAAGCTGCAAATGTAACAGCAGCTACACTAAGACTGGCATGAACGCTTGAGTCAATAGTAATACCAGTTAACCAACCGTCACCAGCTAATGAACCAAGTTCATCAAAGTCCAAGTAGAAATGTCCTGCACATCTTTGAGTTGTTGCAGTTCCAGTGAAGTCCGCAGTAGCAGTAGAAGCCTCTATACCTGCGTTAATACCACAGTGTACTCCATCGGCTAAAGCATGTTTAACTCTTAATCGAGCATCTATGGCACATATTGATATCTGATTGGCCTGAGCAACGGTAATATGATATCTTGAACGTATTCCGCAAGATAAACCAGTATCGCCAGCAACTAATGTAGTTAAAGGTTCGGTATGTACTTCCATTGCAAATGGGTCATCACTTGTTACTGCTATCCCGACATCCATTGTACCCATATCAAAGAAACTACCTACATTTAATGTCGAAAGGAAGGTAGCCCCAGCTACACCAAGCCCGCCAGTTATTATGACAGCACCAGTAGTTGTGCTTGTCGAAGCTGTAGCATTACTACATACTATTGGATAGGCAGTAGTATATGAACCTTGAGCACTTGATAATGGTAAATACCAAGCAGTAGAACCTATGACACATTTTAGAGTATTATTGTAGAGTAATTTAGTTGAGCCAGCAGTAAGACCTTGAAGATTAAAAAGATATCCATAGCTATCAAATTGACTTGCTGTTGCCCCACTTGTCTGTGCATAAATCAACGATATAGAGTTAGTGCCAGTTCCCTGTCCAGCAGTCCAACTTCCAGGGCATACTAATTCAAGTTCTAATACTCCGAAAGTTCCTAATGTAGCACCTGCTGACATTTTCATTTCAGCACAAATCGCAGAAGCCAATCCCGAAGTTCCACTACCACCAGTGAAGTCGATATATCCTTTTATGGCATTACCATAAGTACCTAATTTTCCGCTAACTAATAGTTTTCCTTCTATTGCCCTACCCAATCCACCACTACCACTCATAGTTGCATTTACATATAATGGTTTTATAACTGTTGACCCACCAGTTGCATCAGAACTAACACTTGTAATTGTTAAATCCGATACAGCTGCAGCTACGCAATTATAAGTAATGGTTACAGGGTCTGTAAAATCCGAAGATGCCGTAACCGATACATTGACCGTTGGTGCTTCTAAAGTGATTGAGGTATCTGACGCTATAACCAGCGCCCCATCGGCACTTGCACCGATATACATACCACTATCATAAAAGTATGCCTTTCCAGTTTCGTTAAACATTACATTCTTAATCTTCATTCCACCGAAGGCATCACCTGCATCATAGGCTAAAGCTGCGTATAATTCCCCTTTACCAAAGCCCTCTCCTATATGTTTCTTAATTGTCTCAGACATTAAAATCACATCCTTTTTTTATTTTACGCAGGCGGGAGTTATCGTCCCACCTGCTTCCTATTGAGTTAATCTGTTATTTTATAGAGCAGTCGGCACAGCGAATATATTTACTCCCCACGCACCATTTAGTACGAGAGGGCAAAACATATTCTTCCAAGACATAGTTCCCCACATTTTCAACGGGTTAGTGGTGGAATATTCAGGTGGACAAACTTCAAATTCTTGGTCTTTGCCTGCTAACTTGATATTACCGAAAGCATCACTACCAAATATAGAAACCATCTGAGGAGCAGCACTTGCAACATAAGTTCCTATCACTCCAGCAGTATGCTTGTAAGGGTGAGTATCTTTATGGAAACGAACATTACAAAATTCGCCAACCAAATTCCTGTAAAGGTCTTTAGGGGCAGCATGATGCTTTAAGTTAATATATTCAGTATCGTTCATAAAGTCATACTTCATCGCACCAGCAGGAATAACTCCGTGATAGTAACCATCAGGGAATAAAGGTGTTTCCTGAGATTCCAACCAAGCAACCGCCTTCTTAATTAATGCAGCAGTAATCTTATCACCAGTAGTCAACCCTTCGGTATCGCAAATTCTTGCAAGTTCACCATCAAGGGGAGTATATGGTAATGTAGCTACAGTTATTTCATCAGCATCTACTCCAACATAAGTTCTGGAAATTCCTTCATTTCTACCACTGATAAATACAATAACACCAGAAGAATTTGTTGTATCAGCTGCAATACCAGAGGGCATCCCAGTTACTTTAACATTGGTAACACTACTTCCAGACGTAACACAAACTACTTGACCTTGATAAGTAGTACTACCATCTGCTCGTATACCCATAAATCCCTGTGCAATACAATTCTGTATTTTAAGGTCTAACTGTTTACCCGATTGAACACCGAGTAATCTTGCTAAACCGCCTAATTTTGGGTCAAAGGCAGTAAGCCATAACCTTGAAGATGGTTTGACATAGTTACCGTATTCATCAAGAACGGCATTAACGGTCTGAGGAAAGTATTGTTCTGGATTGGGGGTAGTTCCTTCTGTGAGTAGATTATAAGTTGCACTGGTTGTTAATGGTGCATACCGAGTAAACTCAACATTATCACCTTTACTTAAAGGTATATCCATATTTGCTTGTTTTTGGGCAAATTGCTGGAATACCAGTTCCGGTTCTCTATTTAACAAATATGTTGCTTTATAGAGAGTTTTTATATCTTTAGCGGCAGTTCCAGAACCAATTCCAGTAGACCTTCCCGTTTGGATATAAGTTGTATCATCTACATAATTTGCGATAGTCATTATAATTCACATCCTAAGTTTTTATATTCCCCTTAGAATGCCAGTTTATCTTTTAGAAATCATAATTGATTTTGTATTTCTTTTTTATCCCTTCAATAACTTTTTTAGGATTATCTTCTGTTTCAAGTTGTTCCGCAAAATCAACCGGCTTACTCGCTCTCTTTAAAGTTGTAATATCGGAAGACATAATCTGAGCGCTGCTCAAATCTTCTTCTTCTTCCTTCAACTCTTTCCTTGCTTCCTCAACAGCTTTCTTTTTAATATCTTCTACCTTGTCAGGCAATCTTTCGGCTACAATTTCACCATAGACCACTTCTCTTGCTTTTAATTTATGAATGTCAAACAGTTCGGGATTCTTCTTCAAGTGTGCTTCTACTTCGGCTTCTATTTCGGAGTAAGGGATAACTCTATCTTTAGTCTTTTCTTTTAAGGCATCTATAACTTTTGTCTTTTCGTAACCGTAGTTTTGTCCGTATAGCGGATCAATGGCGGCTTTTAATACTGCATCGTTATAGGCTTTAACCTGTTTGTTATACTTGATAGGGTCATCGTAATACAGTTCGTCAGGGGGATAGAGTGGCAGGTTAGATTTAATGGTCTGCTGGTCTTTAACTACCGCAGACTTTTCGTATTCATCTATCTTGGCATTAATTACTTCTAATTCCTTAACCTTCTGTTCCAGTTCCTTCTGCTTTTGGCTCATTGTGGTATATCCTTTTTCCATGTCAAGATATATCTTGAGCCTTTCTTCTTCTGACTTACCTGTAAATTTACTCGGTGTAACATCTGTGGGTGTTTCTTCTTTCGTCTCTACTATTTCTTCTTTCTTCCGTTTGATCTCCTGTTTAGCTTTGACCTGCTTTTCCTTTAGTTCCTTCAGGTCAGGTGCAATCTCTGTGTCCTTGCTTCCTTTAAGTTTCTCAATTTCAGCTTCGATATTACCTTCTTCTGCTTCTAAAACCTGTTGAGCTTCTTCTAACGAAATCGGGGCGTTTTTATCTACCGGTTCCTGAGTGACAGCCGTATTGTCCGCTTGTTCTTGCGAGGCGGTTTTAGGGTTGTTGTCATCTTTTGCCATGAATATAAACTCCTTCTCTTAATATTCCCCTATGTCCTCTCTATGCTTTTTCTTCTATATATTCTATTTTCTCACCACAATCAGGACAATATTTAAGATAATATGAAGCTGTGTTACCTTCTTCACAATCATGGTTCATAATATATAAACCTGGTTTTTCTTCACAACTACAATATTCTATTTCTCTTGCATATTCTCCTGAAAATTCTCTCTCCATTTCCTTACAACAATATTCTTCAATACTAATCAAAGGATAATAAGTATATCCATCACCATGTTCTACACTATATATAACTTTCATATTCCCCCCCTTATTTTTTCTTTTTCTTTTCCTTCCTCTTAATCAGCTCTTCCTCGTCTTCCAAGCCAATCTTGACTTGCATTTCTATCTCGTTTAGCATCGTTTCTATAAAGTCAACCATTAGCCTTTTAGCCTGTATCAATGCCATATCAGTATTTTTGATATCGCATAGATATTCTCTGCACTCTTTCAGCCTGACATCAAAATACTTCTCTCGGAGTAACTTCCAGCCGTTAGTATTGCAAAGTTCGATTAAGTTATGGGCTTCTTGTGCTGATAAACCGAGTTCGGTTTCTTCATCGGTTAATTCTTTTTCAGTCATTTATTCCCCTTTCACCCCTTGTGCTTGTCCTCCCATTCCTCGTGCCAAGTAGTTTCCCCCAGATGGGACAGCAGGGGTATTCCGTCCCATCTCACCAGACCGAGAGGCAGTCTGTGGGGGAGGTTGTGAGGCGTTAGTTTGAGGAGTAACTGATTTCTTTTCTTCTTCGGGTATCAATTCATCTAAATCTTTTATCTTTAACAGTTCACCGATACGCCTAATAACTACTTCTAATTTCATAAATGTTTTCATAGCCTGCGAACCATCAGGATTGTTTATCGGTATATCATTGCCTAATAAATCTTTCCCCGTAGCAGGTACAGTATATTTTGCCCCAAAAGTAGCAAAGTCAATTAAGTTCTTTATCTCTACTTTCTTCTCCATGAACCCTGATATGCCAGTAGGAATGAAGTCAGGGTTGCCCGTAAGCATAATATCTGATTTCTTTAGATAATCTAATTTAAATTCATTTGCTTTCTTTTCGCCTAATATTCTGGCTGCCTTTTCTTTCTTGTAATATTGTATATTGTGCCTGTATATAATCCCCAATACCTTTTTAAAGGCAGGTTCGATATAAAATCTACATTTGGTATTGATGGGTTGCATAGACTTCTCAGTCATCATGGCTAATCCCGTAGCGGTACCGTGAACATCCTTCTTATCCCCTGTGGGTACGATTTGCGGAGTTGCACCAGTAATTTCTTCTATAATTCCGTTAATCATGGAGATTAATTGCGGTATTAACTGTATGGTCGAGGCTTGAGCGGTAGTACTAATCTCTCTTATAGTACCGAGTTCTTTGACTGGCAACACCCTTCCCGGTCTCATTAATATAGTTTTTGCCCTGCCTAAATAACGATTTACAGCCATTTCATAAGCTGGATTAGTTACAATGTTTACAAGGTCTGTTAATTTGTTATATAGGTTGGTGAGCATGGGAGCAAGTGCCTTGATATCATCTCCGCTTCCCATACCTACAATCTCATCTACCATGTGGTCATTCACAAAGGGAACAAAGATATTGTTGCACCAGTAGGGATAAGCACAAGCCCTGATAACTGTATCTTCATGAGCCAGAACGATAATAGCCTGTACATATTCATCGTCAAAGGGATTCGGTTCGTCAGGGTCATCAATTTGCCCTTCAATTAATCTTTTGGGGACAAGTCCGTGATATTCCAAAGTATCTACCACGTCTACATTGAGGCCAATACTTTCTTTAAGGGCATCAATATTGAAGTAAATTTTATCTTTCTCTTTTTGTTTGAGGTAAGTTATCGGAACATCATCTTTTTCATAGATTTTCCATGAAGATAAATCCTTGCAGTTGGGGTCACTAACGAGTTTCTGTAGGTCAGCACATTCTAAGTCTGGCCCGTCAAAGGTTACTACGTCCTTAACCGTTTTCTTACCTGTTCTCATTTTATCTACGGTATGTCTCCAGGGGACATACCCAACGGCATAACCATAAAGGACAAAATCTTGAAGAATGGGAATCATCTTTCTTTCGACTTCCATAGTGTTGAGGTCATATACCATTTTAAGACGCAGGTTTTCGGCATTCTTCTTATCTGATTCTTCTCCCGGCCCCAAGTCAAACGATTCCGCCCCCTTAGATAAGAGCATGGAGAGATAGAGTGATACGAGGTTGCGAACTACCTTCTTTAAGGTGGGGACGATAACATTGCCCTGCCAGTCTTCCTTGGCTTCGTTAATGACGCCTACATATTCGGTCTTTATATCCGCCCAGTTCTCCTGATATGGCTTCCAGAAGTCTTTACCTATTTTATATTTCTTTAATAAGAAATCCTTTAGTACTTCCCCTTTGGTCTTTACAATGGTTTCTTCGTTCAATGTTTACCATCTCTTTCACCCCCGTGAATAAGACTTTTATAACTTATAAGCTATTTCTGCTAATATAAAAGTTAGTATCAAAATCATTTCTGGCACTAACTTATTTTTCATTTTAAATATATTGCCTGCCATCCAAATACCTATTTGTATTATTAAAAACGTCATAATATATATTTTCATCGTTTCCCCCTTTCTTATAATCCTACATATTTAGAGCATTTCGCTTTGTAATCGTCATCATAAGCGTCATCATAATCAGCCGTGTGTGTTTCCTCTGTAACTATGGTAGCCATATAACGGAAGGATGCCCCTGCGTGCTTATGAACATTTTTTGCTTCCCAATCAGTATACTCTTGGGTCTGGTCATTCCAAGTTCTCCCCCATTGTTCCAGATGAGTAATTAGTTTCCTAACGTCTTTGTTATCATTATTAAAATAACATCGGCTCATTATTGCTCTGGCATTGTCTACACTATTCTCAAAGCTTGCTTTAGGTACAGGCTCAAAGGTAATTCCTACTTCTTCTGCCTTTTCTAATCTCGATAAGGCTCTTAATTCTTTATTACTCCCAGCTCCCATTTCTCTATTTTTGATGTCAAAGGGTGCATAATGACTGCTATAATAATAATCTTTTTCCTTCATTATCTTGGCATAGTAGACAAAGGAATATCCTGTAGCCTCATGATAATCAATAATAACGACTTTATTACCAATTAACTGATAAAATACGATTGCCATGAAATCGCCAACGCCTAAATCCCACGCCGTATAAACGGGAAAAGTCTCATCACATTGAAAACTCCCGATCCTTCCTTCATTGCTGGCAATTTGAAGTTGTTTCCCTAAATAAGTTCCTTCTATCCCTTGATTAAAAGAGCAGTAATATTCCTGATTGATAAAATCCTCTGTCTTGCCAGCATCTCTTTCTTTTTGTATTGCTTCTTCTGTAATTAATCTCTTGCCATCATGTCCGTAGGTATCTTCAACGGTTGCCAGAATTGTATAACAAGTCGGGTTTTCTCCTTGAGACCTCTGTTTTGCATTAAAGAAGCCTGTCTTATAATGATTACTTCCGTTCGGTGTGCTGTTATGAAATTTAAAGCCGCCCGTCTTGGCTAACATAGGTGAAATTACTTCACTTGCTCTCGGGTCTTGATATGCTTCTTCAGTTAATACTGCACCATTAGAGGGTTTGCCTCGTAAGGCTTCATATTGCCCGCCATTGGTACCAAATACTTGTATCTGTGATGTGCCACCTACTGCATAAAGGAACAATTTCATATCTTGATTATCTGCCTTTATAATCATTTCCCTTGGAATGTAATAATCAAGAATATCTCGCCCATCTTCGTCTTTCCCCTCCCAAAAACTATCACGCCCTTGTTTTAATGTTGGCCAAATATATTGGTATGTTCCCGGACGTTCGAATGCTTCGGGTAATAAAACCTCACAAAGCGAAAGTAAATCCTTGCCACCTCTCCTATGTATGGTCGCCCATACTTCTAATTTTTGTTGGAATGCCTTTATTATGGGTATCTCCCAATTATAAGGCTTATAATTATGTGGAACGTTTATTTCAAGGTTCATTTATCCCCTTCAGCCTCGTAAATTACTTTTATTAGCGTAATGGTCAGCGGTGATCCGTCTGCACCGGTAAGTTCATTAATGGTCTTGGTCGGCACATTTTTATCTATATACTTTTCAAGTAGTCGGTTATCTTTAAATAATTGGTCTACATAGTGTTTCAAAATAGGCTTATCGTGGGTTTCCTCATACACTCTAACAAGTTTATTCAAGTCGGTAAGAGTAAAACCTTTTTTCTTCATACGGCCTATAGTAGAACCTTTTGCAATCCTGCTTTGCCCTGTTATCGGGTCTCGTGTAAAGTTCTTATTTTCTCTTATTTTGTTGACATCTTCCATTTACCAATCACTCTCGCTCTTTTCCTCATATTCAATAGTTACCTTAAAACTTTTCTTCGCAAGTTTAGTCTGGAGTAACCCGTACTTATCGCTCTCACTTGCAGGGATATCTAATTTCATTCTTGCACCATCTCCGCCACCGTGAAGCATAATTGCGGACTGCATATCAGGCAAAGAGGCTATGAATACTATCTTCTCCATTCATCATTTCCTTTAATTTCTTAATTGCTCTGTCTTTTATATCCTGAACTGTGGCTCGTGGTAGGTTAATTATTTCTTCTATCTCTCGTATTGAATAACCATCGCTATAATACTTAAGAATTTCTCTTTCGGTTGGGGTTAGTTTCTGTAGGCTCGTTTGGAAGTCAACTTTAAAGACAACTTTATCCTCATCAAAAGTATTATTGTCTTCCCAAAATGGTATGGAGTTTTCTGGCGGGATTATGCCGTAGTTTTCTATCACAATCTTATTTCTTGTCATCTATACCCCTCTATTTTAATTATAGCGAAAAACTTGTCAAGTGTCCGAGTATAGATGTAATTATTTTTCCTCCTTTTTGCAAGGGGCAAACCATATTATTTCAGCTTACCCCCTGCTTTTTTTATTTTTCATTATTTCACCATATCTTTTAACCTAAAATCAGTCAGCATACATCTCGGTATCCCCTCTGCCCTGCCTATTGCCCGCTTAATTCTCATTTTATCTTGTATTGCCTCTCTTATAAATTCCTGATTGCAACTATTGTCTATAAATTCATTCGCATAATCGAGTAAATTCCGTGCAGTCCTTAAAGGTATGTTTAGAGTTACCATAATAGTTACCCCCTTAAATTAAAATTTTATTAGCTAAATCCAAAACTTAAATTCCAATGGCTCAAAGATATCATCTCCCTTCTTTCTTTTTTTTCTTTATTTTTCTTTCTGGTATTTCAAATATCTTTTTCAATGTATATGATTCTGATTGATATTCATGTTTTATTTCATATCCTAATTCTTTTAATAGTTTTTCTAAAATATCTTTAACACAAACTCTTTTTTCCCCGACCATATAACATGTATTCCCGAATCCAATATCCCAATTTTCTCCATACTTGACAATTATATGTCCTTGCTCATCAATTCTATCTCTACTATGTTCTAAAGTTACTACCCTACCACGTAAGTAACCTACTACCTTTTCAAGTTCTTCAATTCTTTTCTTATTAAACATTTTTCACCTCCCTTCTAACTCATCTATTGCCTTAATTAAATCTTCTAAACACTTAACTAATATATAACTCCCGCCTGCACCCTCAACGTATTCCTGAAAATGCTTCTGATAATCGCTCTGTTTACCTCCCAATTTCTTCACTTCGATAAATAGCACCTTCCCATTTTTGGCTGCTATACGGTCAGGTGTGCCCTTATAAGCCCCTATGCCTTGCAGGATATGGAAGTTAAACCAACCGGTAGCATTTAGGTAATCTTTTACTTGCTTCTTAATCTCATTTTCGCTCATCATATATTTCAGCACTTTGGCTTTAACTTTTATCATTGGTCTCCTATTATCCCGCCTCTTCAAATATTTTTTCTATATTCGATACAATGGAATTTGATAACATATCAAGATTACATGGTATATCCCTATCTAAATGTTGCCTTACATAATCCTTAAAACACTTATCAATTTGTTTAACAATATCAACTAATAAAGATTTTTCAATCGCTTCCTTAACTTTCACTTTTTTCACCTCCCTTTTGATATTAAAATTATCCACTACCTGCCATCGCCTATTTAGTTTTTTGGTAGGGTTGGAACTATATACATATTGATTACCATCTATATAAACTTTTTTAACTTCCATCGCTTTTCGCCTCCTTCTCTTCTAGCCAATCCCCATAACTATCCTCTAACATCTCCACTTTATTATTACACTTCTCACACTGCCCGACTAAAGACCGCTGAAACGGACAGGACTGCGGGTCTACCGTTAACTTCATCAGATTATTGCAGACGGGGCATTCATAAATATAGTTAGCCATTAGTATTTACCTCCTCTAATCCCTCAACCTCCCTCTTATATAGTATTGCCTCGTCATCATCTACGCAGTTGTTAAGTAGTGCTTGTAATCTACTCTTTTTATATCTATACAACATTGCTTTAATATCTTTTAATTCTTCTATTTCCATCTTCTCCCTCCCATATACTCAATTAATATATCCTGCGCCTTAATTAGTTCCTCAACTCGACTGGTGAGGTTGATTACGCCTACGAAACTGATTATCACCATTAAGATTAATATGATGATAAGCATACGTTTGACGCGGTATAGGTTAGTCATTTTATTTTTCCTCCTCAAATATTATTATTTTGCCTTTTAGGATGTGGATGTCAAAATCTTCTATTAAATGTTTTAAATCATAAGACAAAAAGTATTTAGTGTAATTCCCTTGACCATCTATATTAATAATGTAAAAAGAATCGCCTAATTTCAATAACATCCCCATTTTTTTAGTTCCATGTGTATAACTACAAGGTACAGGAAACTTTATCTTATCAAGGTTCTCACCGTTGACCCAGTTGCCCTTCTCTTTAACCAAAAGAGGTATTATTATTCTTTTTTTTAACCATTCTGGGGTTAATATTTTTCCACATTGAGGACACCGAATTACTCCATTATAAATATAAGTATGTATACAGGGTGCATTTAAATGTTTACATTTATTATTTTCTTTTTTCACTTTCACCACTTCCGTTTCAAAATATGGTCTATTCACTTTTTTCACCTCCTTTTCTCCCTTCACGGTGTCTTTCTATATCTCCTTCTTTGTGTTTATGAAATTTCCAAACCCTTATATACCCTAAACGAAATACCCAATCAAAAATTAAACCAAAACTAATTTTGTCTGTCACCTTATATTTTTTAAAACCAATTCCACACCATTTATCTGTTTTATGAATACTAATATTACTCATTCTTACCCTCCTTTCGCCTTCTCTCTAATTTTATTTCCTCTTTAAAATTATTTATCCTACATTCATCACTGCAAAACAAATGACCTGCATAAACATTTTTAATCTCGATATAGAATCGTTTACCGCAGTGCCAACAATAGACGGATATTTCGGTTGTTTTCATATTAACCTCCCTTCGCCTTAATCGGAATATCATTAATTGCCTCTTTTCGTTTACGGAATCTCTCATCCTGCCCTAACCACATCCAAACCAACTTCTCTACGCCTCCGGCAATAGCAATCTCTTTTTGATATCTAAGTGGATCGCTTAAAAACTTTGTCTTATATATATCCTGTAATAAGTAATTAATGTTAAGATTGGGATATCTACCGGAGAATATTTTTATACGCCAATCATCAAGTCCATACCAGCACTTATCCTTGAAATCAAATTCTAACGGATCATTCGCCTTTGTTAATTCATTAATGTCAGAGGCTTGCCTCTCTCTCTCTTTATCTTTACTTTCCTTTACTTTACTTTCCTTTACTTTACTTTGTGAATTAATGTATACATTTTGAGAGTTAATGTCTACATTAACGGGGTTATTGTATACATTAACTCCATTCAGTAGGCAATATTCATTATAAAAGGCAAAATCTTTTCTTCTTTTTATCGCCTCAAAATATCTTTTTTGAATACCTTTTGAGGTAAGTATGCTAAATTTTTTATATAAATCTTGATTGAAAAAGTCTCTTTTTAAGAGTTCATCAATAACGTTTTTGACCAGTTCGAAGGAAATATTTTCGCCAACTTTTTTTGAAAATAACAAACATTCATCATCGCCCCAATTCAAGTAATACCCATTCCGATAGATTTTACATAATAATTTAATAGCGATTATTTCACCCTCAATGCCATATTTAGCAGATACAAATTCTATTTTCTGGTCATGGAAAAAATCAATATCAAAAGCGAAATAATCTAAACCTTCTTTAATTGGTCTTGCCATTTATACCTCCACTAAAATAATAATTCTAAAATCATCTTTCCCAAAAGATATCTAATGCCATGTTTTTTTTTCATTCCCCACAATTTTAAATTGTTACTTATGCAGAACCCAGATACTTTATATTTTTTAGCTATTTCTTCGATTGGAACGCTTTCATTATATTTTTTGATAATATCTTTTTTGTTTTCTAATATTACATTATGCTTTTCTTTCCAAGTTTGCTCTTTTATTAATTTATTCATTTACACCTCTCCTAAATACTACTGTAGCCTTCGTTTTTTTTTGACATATTTATTTAATTGACCTCCTAAATATTCTTCATTTCTCAATTACTTGTTTTATATTCTTGTTTTTACTTCACGTAAAAGTTTATTAGCAACTATTAAGGGAATATCTGTATTGCCTATTATGTGCCGACCTCCAGCTCTATCATTAATCAAATCTTTTATAATCACCCTAAAAACTTTCCTTAATTGTTTTTCTTTTTCTTTTTCCATATTTTTAACTTTCATTTTCCTCCTCAATTAATATTTTTTTACCACAAAAAGGACAGTAATTTATTACACAATTATTTTTTTCTTGTACATCATGGTCATATTTTTCATAGTTTTGTCCAAGAACATCCAAACAAACTTTTCTTTTAACTTCTGAAAAATATAAACATTTATCAATCTCAAAATAATCTTTCATTTTTTTACAGCAATAAACCATTCTATTTTCAGATTCTATATACATTTCATTTTTCACCTCCTTTGAAAATAATAATTCTGGTAACTTGGTTATAAAAGTTTTTAATGGCCTTATACTCATCAACAAAATCTTTTAATTCTGGGAAATCACTCATTTTATTTTTATATTCAATATAGGCATCTTTATTTTGTCCAATATATTTTTTAATTGTATTTAAAGCGTAATCTCTATTTTTTTGTTCAGGATATTTTTGTAATGCATCAATACATTCTTTTACATATTTTGGAGCAAATTTTATTTGATTAATAAAATTATCTGAATATTCCATTTACCCTACCCTCTCCAACCAACTCAACTGCACCATTTCCTTCTTCCTGGCCTTCTCAGCCAGGCAATTCCTGTTCATATTCCTTGCCCTCAATAATATACTTATCCCCTTATGTCTTAACTCCTTGTAACATTTAATTCTTTCCGCCTCATTCTCATACCAGGAATACCCACCGGCAGGGGTAGATATAATAGGTGCGCCGGCATCGATAAGTTCACGAAGGATTATCCGGGTGCGCCTGTCGGTGATGTTAGTGCCGCCCATAGCGATACACTCGTCGGTTATCTCTGTCTGGGTTCGCCTATTGCTGTCACCCTTGTAGGATTTTATTATGCGTAATATGATGGAATGGCAATCAGTCATTTAGGGGTGCCTCTCTTTCTCTCTTCTTCTCTATGCCATAAAAAACTACAATAATTAGCAATATTCACTAAATTTTTTTGAGTTAATTCTTCTTTAGAAAGTTTTATTATTTTGTGCCTAAATGGTTCTATTGCATCATAATCCCAACCTGTATATCCTTCCCCAAGTTTCTTTGTTAATTTTGCAAGACATGCCATACTAAAATTTTTGTTAAGTTCTACAAGTATCCCAAATTCTTTTTCGTATCCTCTTATATAATCCATTTTTCTTAACCCTCCTTATTTATTTACTTCAACAACCATTACAAAACTCTGCAAGTCAGAAAAATTTTAAAACTGCTTCTAAATCTTCTTTAAGAATCTCGAAATTGTAAATATTTTTATCTACGTTTAAAGTAAATGCTATTTTTGTCTTATCAGCTGTGTCTGGTTCTTCTGCTATAAGTTCAAAGATTTTTCTATTATCACCTGAACCTTGCTCGACATCAAAAGTGGGAATTATTAATTTTAAGCAATCTTCCATAGTTTCACCTCCTTTCTCATATATTTTTTATAGAACTAACGATATTTTTTATAGTATTTTTATAGTTTATTTATAGATTGTATCTCCCCAATGTTCCTTAACAATACTCTGATATTCTGCTGATAATTCCTTATCTTTTTCATATTGTATAGATTCAAATTTTTTAAGATATTCTATATTCTTATTTTGCTCTGCTAAGAAATTTTGTATATTCAATAATTTTGCATATTCATTTTTAGTTAAGGTCTCGGGTTTTTCCGATAAATCATAAAACCCTTTATGTGGTTTATAATTCTCTATTGTCTGATTAATCTCTTCGCTTCTCATTTTTCCCTTTAAACCCCCGTCCTACATTAAAATCTTGGTCTATAAACTTATTTTCTAAGTCATATTGTTCATAGCAGTTCCAACAAAGTCTTCCCTTGTTATAAGGGAAATAAATTACCTTTTCATCTTCTATTTCATTATGACAATGACTACAATAAATTTTCATCTTTTTTCCTCCTTAATTTTTTTTATTTATCCTGCAATAGTAAATTAGTTATTGCAGGTTTTAAGATAATTCCCCCGCCATATCTTCCAGCCTATCCCTCGCCCTCAACAGGCAACTATAAGCTATTTCAGGCACTATGAGAATGACGATTGCCAGGACTATAATTAGCCATTTGTAGATGTTAGATAAGGTTTTTACCATATCCATTCACCACCAAAAATCACATCTAAAACAAACTTTATTATTAAACAAATTCCAATCGAAATAAAAATTCCTTCAATGATTATTCTCATCTTTCATTCCTTTAATTAATAATGAAGCAATATATCCATCAGCTATTGAGGTTTTTCCATTTTCTTGATTTTCTTTTATAATTTCACATATTTTTTGCAATATTATTTTACTCGCCCACGCTATTTGTTCTGGAGTTCTTTCTTTAAAATTTCTGATATTTGTTGATTTCAATCTATCTCCTCCATTTCTTTTTCAAATGCTATTGCCTCATCAATATCTGGTAATGGACACCATAAGGGGATTTTATTTTCATCTTCTATTTTAAATATTTCTTTAGTTAATCTATATTTTTCACCACAATAAAAATAAAAATATGGCCTTCCGATATTTATATAATAGATACAGTCTTCACAATTTTTAACTTTTATTATCTTCACCCTATCTCCCTCCCCTCTACCATCCTTCTATGTGCCTCGATATCGCCCTTAATAGCATCTTTCTCCTCGTCGGTTAGCTCGACCTCGCTATCATCTGTCCAGTCGTCACAAGTATGTCGCTTAGATACAGGTTGTCCAGTTATACCACAACAATACCTTTCAACATCAAAAAAACCATACAATTTATAATACTTACACGTTCCACAAGTGTAATCTGACATTCCCTTTACCTCCTTAATTTCTTTTATTAATAAAATGATAATTGATAAGGTTGAATTATTTTAGTCCACTTTTTTGAATTACAAATTATACAAGCAGGTACTACATTCTCTTTCGTATTATGTCCGCCTTTACTAATTGGTATAACATGATCTTTTTGTGGTAATGTATTTTCATCAAATTCACAACCACAATAAGCACATTTGTAATCATATTTTTTTAAAATATTCAACCATTCTTTATATGTTAGAGTGTTTATAATTTTATTTTCTCTTATTCTTCTTTTAGTATCTTTTCTTTGTTTCATTGTTTTATATTTTCCAGGATTATTTTCCTTCCATTTTCTCCTATTCTCTCTTGCCTTATCTGGATTGTTATCCCGCCACTTTTTTGCAATATCGGAATATTTATCTTTATTATCGTTGTAATATTTTTTGTAATATTTTTGAATTTGCTCTTTATGTTCTCGATAATATTCAAGATTATATTTATATTTATAGAAATATTTTTCTTTATTATTAAGATAATAATTTTTATAATATTGCTTATGATATTCTAAATTATCAAGATGATACTTTTTTGCATAAGCCTTTATTTTGTCCTTATTTTTAATATAATATTGTTTTTGGTATTCTATTTTAGTAAGCATTGATGTTCCTTTTAATAAAAATTTTATAAACAATTAGAATAATAGCAGGCGGGTCTCGATAGGCTGACCCGCCCTGGAGGTACTAAAATGAAAAAATTAGTCTGTGTCTTTTGGTATGTCCTCATCGGTAACTTCTTGGTCAGCCTTGAATGCTGCCAGTAAAGCGTCGTATTTATCCGGATGGTCAACTACTATTGTTTTGACTTGACTGGCCACTAAACCTTTTGGAAATACATTGTGCCTTTCGCCGATATCCATTATTTCTCCCCAATTATTAACTTTATAGGCTCTCGCTACCGTTTGAATCTCATCAAGAATAGCATTCCTTTTTTCGAGTATTTTCCTTATTTCTTCCGGAGTTCTTATATTATGCTTGCCTGCTTCTCTTTCTTTTTTAAGTTTGGCTTGCTGTTCATTGATTCTTTCATTCTCTCTATTCGCTTTTTCCTGTAATTCAATTTGCCTTTCCTCTCTCTCTTTAATTTCTTCTTCAGTAGCTAATGGGGTATATGCTCTATTCATTAAAGGCAATTCAGGTGCTTCAAGTTCATATTGACCATTTTTCGGTTGACCCAAGTACAATATCTCACCGTTTGCCACTCTCCTAATTTCTTCAACACTTGCAGCGATTTCAAGAGTAACTACCCAATGGTCTTTCATCTTTGCAGTTCCCGGTATCTTTAATTTCTTTAATACTCTTTCCATTTTGAAGGGTATCATTGCCCAACAGCCACCAGTAGTCTTATTGGCTAATTCAAAAGCACTATTGCATTCTTCTATTGATACCGTACCTCCAACTCTACACTGATAGAAAGTACCTATTGAAACTGAAGGCAACATGAATTTCAAATATCCCGCCTTTACACAACCACCTATTTTGGTTTTCTTATCATATTTTCCAAAATGTTCACAAGGACATTTAACTTCTTCCCATCTACCATTTTCCAGATTAAGTCTTTGTGCGGTTTTTGATACATCTCCATCTCCTTGACATAACAAAGCCTCATTACTTCCATATTTTTCATAACATTGTGGAAATATTTCTTCTCTGTTATTTCTTGGAAAGAATACGATTAATTTTGTCGGCTCTTCTCCATAGACCTTTGTTACTTCTTCTGGGCATACAAAATATTTAAGTTCCTTTGGGTGTTCTATCCCTTCTTCATTTTTAACCTTAATACCTAATCTTATTTTTCCTCCTATGGGTAATTTAATATTCTTTGTTTCAGGTATCGTTGTATATCTACCTTTATCAAATTTTCCATCACCGTTCATTTCTATTTCCTCCTAATTTTTTATTTTCTTTTTGCCATAAATACTTCTCATAAGAAGTTGGCTTAAATAAGTTTTCATTACTGCGCCTTCTTCTATCTTCCAATACTTCCTGTTCTTCCTTTATACTGTTACCGTTCATTCTTGCCCTGTATATCGCTATATGTCTCAATGTCATCGAGCTTCTTCCTCCCTATCTTTTTTAGTATCCGGTTAAAGCATTCAGGATTAATCGGGATTTTTTTATATTGCTTTTTTTCTTTAGCAATATCCTCTGCTAATTTTTTTTCGTGATATGCGTCATCACCGATTAGGCTTTCCTGCTCTGGTGTTAATTCTTTCATTGGTTTTCCCCCTTACTTGATATTTTTACTTAATAAATGTCTTCAATGTCTTCGTTGTTTAAATACTTAATAGCATTATCTATTTGACTTTTTATTATCGGCATTAACCCCACTCCTATTTTGGCAACATTGTTGCAATTATAAGAAGCATTTTCTAACCACTCTATTGCTTTTTCAAATTTTTCTTCCTTAGTCATTTTTCATTTTCCCCCTTCCAGATTATAGTTAGCACGCATGCTGCCATTACAATCCACCAGCCCCAGTCGCTATACCGTTCTGCTGTTTTGATGGGATTGCTAAAATACCTTGACTCTTCATCAGTCCATTTTAACTTCATGGTTCACCTCCTTCTTATTTATCAAAATGATATACCGTCATCTTCTTTCGGTTCACTTGCCTCCGTTATCATTAATCTACCTTTACTATGTTTCTCTTTTTTCCATTTCATTATTTCTGCGATAGTGGTTTCTGAATTACAAATAAATGTTTCTAACCACATATCTCCAACCTGGTCATTTCCAGCACTACATTCCAGAACAATTACATATTGCTTATCCATTTTTCACCTCCCTTCATATTTTTTCTATCCCAGCAACCTGACCAAGCCCTCTCTTAAACTCGTATTCCCGGTCTGTAAAAACTTTATTATCTAATAGTCTGCAATTAGCAAAAACCCTCATTGTCCTACCACAATTAAAACCAAAATATCTTCTGCAAAAATCGTTA